CCGATGCAAGAACAGCAGATAAAACATTTGCCGTCGCGGCTGTAGTCAATGCAGAGGTGGATACTGCCGCACCCTGAGCAACTCTTGCGCCAGATACATTAACAACGCACGTCGCCGACGTTGATGCCGATGCAAGAATAGCCGCATCGGCAGATACAACCCCATCATCACCTAACGGAGCGGAGGCGAGAGGGGAAAATCCTAGCATTGTTTACTCCGGTTTGGTGGGCCAGATGACCGCGTAGGGGTAGCCTTCTTGTGCGGTTATATCACGAAGCGCTTGACGATACGATGCCCAAGCTGGAGACATTGTAACGTCGCTTAGGGCCATCCAGTCGGTCTGTTGCAGTAGGTTGTCACGGTGCGATCTGATGTTGCGCCCTGCGTCCTCGACGGACAGGTTGCTGACCTCCCACCCTTGGGTCCATGCGCCATCGACCTCGGTGAGCGCCGTCGGCTTTAGCGTCTGGGTCATGTAGTCAACCGTAGGCTGGTCCTGCACGGTGTAGGGATAAACATCCCAGTCTGCCAGAAGCGCATCACTTGGCACTTTCGGGAAGGACGTGTTCGGATTGTCACGGCGTAGTTGCCCGATTGAGTATGTCTCAGGCTGACCGTTTGTGATCTTCAGGTGTGGCATCTAAGCCTCCGTTTTGGGTAGCGACATAAATTCAGGCTTGGCGATAGTATCCACCCCGAACATCCGTTGGGTAACTTCAACCGCGCAGTTCTCGTATTTGAGGGCCATCTGGTCGAGGAAGTTTTCAAGGTCTGCCGCCGTAGGTCTGGCGCCTTGGTTAATGCTTTCGTCGGTGGCGGCGATGTATCCGGTGACTTCGCGCATGGCGATCTGGATATGCACTCCGAATTGCTGGAGGTATTCAATCGACGCCTCTTTGCCGCGACCCAGTTCCACAAGATTGCGGTACAGAAGCTCGAACCCGCGCCGGACGTGAAACTTGTTCTCGTGGCGCTCGAAGTCTTCCTCGGTCCAGTTCTCCATGCCGTGCGTGGCCACAAGGTTGTCATAGGCGGCGATCAGGACCGCGATGTCTTTGACCGCGCCGGAGATGTGGTTCTCCATCTGCTGCAACTGGAAAGCCTTCTGCCGCTGCTTGGCCTCATGCAGTGCCTCGGAACAGTCCGGATCAGGCTCTTTTTCGGTAAGCTCGACGTAGCTGACTTGCGCTTCGGCTAGAGCAGCTTGGCGCTTGGCGATCTCCGCGAGAACCTGACGCACCTGCCGATGTGGTGCTTGACCCGTGAGCATCGTGAGGCTCATCAGGCTGGTGGTCGTCTGGCTGTTGCTGCGCCCAAAAGACTGCGTCTTGGCTACCATCTCAGGCAGACGTGCAGATGCCAGCTCAACCGCCTTGGCGGGAGCAAGTGAAGCGAAGCTGCTCTGTGCAATTGTGATCTCGTTGTTCATCTTATCCACCTGATGTTGCTGCAAGGCCCCAGCGAGCTAATGTCAAGTCACCAAAATCGGTCGCGTTGCCTGTGGTGGAGATAGGGATGTAGTCAATGGTATCAACCGCGATAGAACTACCAGATGCGCTGAAGTAACCACCACCAAATACACCCCGAGATCCGTCGCTTGTGGCTGCAAGAAAAATACGAGCTATAGTCAAATCACCAAAGTCAGTCGTATTGCTTAGGGTGGCAATAGTGATGTATTCCATAATGTTTATGTTAGAATTACCACCACCAAACACACCTCGAGATCCGTCGCTTGTGGCTGCAAGTTCGTGCCTACCTGAACTAAGGTCACCAAAGTCAAAGGCGTTTGAAAGCGTAGCGATTGTTATGTAGTCGATGGTATTGTATATGGTGTAAGGTGAGTAGATATAACCACCACCAAACACACCCCTTGGGCCGTTACTTGTAGCAGCAAAACTGTTACGAGCAGCAGTCAGATTACCAAGGTCTGTGGCATCTCCAGTCGTTGCAATAGTAATATAATCCACCACATTACTGGAAGTAAAAAAGTCACTAGTTAATAAGCCACCACCAAACACACCTCGAGATCCGTCGCTTGTGGCCGCAGCCCTGAATCGAGCTACACTCAACGCACCGAAAGTAGACGCATTGCCTGTGGTAGAAATGGTGATGTAATCTACCCTATTGAAAGAAGAACTACCAGAAAACACACCCCTAGATCCATCCGATGTAGCCGCAGTCCCGTCACTAGCGGCCGTAGTCAAGTCACCAAAATCGGTTGCGTTGCCTGTGGTGGAGATAGGGATGTAGTCAATGGTATCCCTATTTCCACCACTTGCAGTTCGTCCACCGCCAAACACACCCCTTGGCCCGAACAGAGGCACGGTAGCACCGCCCGCCCCACCAGCACCAATCGCCTTAGACCACAGCATTACGAACCATCCCCTACAAGTGCGCCGTAGAGCGTTGTGGATACTTTCCACAGTGCAATGACTGTAGGCACATCAGTGGCCAGCGTAGGAGCCGCACCAGCGTTGTTTACCCATGTCGGTGTAGGCCATGTGATTTCGTATGCCGTGCCATCGTCAATGATGAGCGTGATAGCTTCACCCGCAGAAAGGCTGTCTGTAGGTGTAGATGCGCCAGTCAAGGTCCATGTCTGAATGGAGCCGTTGGAGGGATCAAGAGCAGGTGTTGTGCCTGTCAAAGCGAATACGTCCTCAACCACAGTTCCAGTGATGACAGGGTCAACCAGCGTCTTGTTGGTAAGTGTAAACACACCATCGGCAGTTACTTCACCGGGTTCACCTTGTGGACCCTGCGGACCAGTCTCGCCTTGGATACCTTGGATACCCTGAATGCCTTGGTCACCTTGCGGACCTTGAGGTCCAGTCTCGCCCTGAATACCCTGAATACCCTGAATACCCTGCGGTCCTTGGATACCACCGTACCCCAAAGACGTCCAAGCGGTCGTACCGTCCCCAACTTTAAACTGGTCAGTGTCAGTCTCAAGGCCGAACTCGCCAGAGGCAAGAATAGGGTTTGCGCTCGTCCAGTTAGCAGCCGTGTCACGGCGAAGTTGGATTTGGTCAGCCATTATGCTGTTCCCCCGTCAATAGATTGTGCCGCGATGTAGACCGTACTTGCAGAGCCACCGTCAATGCTTTGGGTGAAGTCGTCAGCTACAGCAGAAACGAACACCACCGCACTGCCCGTCAGGTTAAGCAGAGACCCCGTAGAACTTTCACCCAGCACCCGCGTAAGGGTTCCAGTGGAATAGGTCCCTGTGCCGATCTCCCATGCCGTACCGTCCTCAATGACGTAGCGCACCACATCAGAGTTTACTACACCAGCATCAGCAAAGGATTGATAGCCACTCTCGGCAGTGCCAAGGGTGATCGTGCCAGTGCCAGTCGTGGCCGTGGTCATCTTGGCTCTGTTTACGAGAGTTACCATTCAAAAGTCCTTAATCAAGCGTTACGTCAACGTCACCAGCGGGGAACCGCAGGATGTCGCCCGTATCAATGGCCTTGGCTGTGGTTAAAGCCGCATATGCAATTTGAGCGCCGCCAGATGCAGCGTCAAAGATTGCAACATGGCTGATAGTCCCCCAAGATCCCGTCGCCGCGTCAAACTCAACCGCGCCGCCGTTTGTGGCCGTATCGCCAGACACAGTAAACGTCACAGCCTTGCGGGCGTATCCGTTGCCGCTGATCTCCGTGCCGCCGGTCTCGCCTGGGTTGGATGTAAACAAACCAAGATACCACGACGTCGGACGGGTAACTGCGTCTGCATTAAACGCCCACTTTAGGACATTGGTTTCGTATGTGTTTGAAAAGCTCATCAGTAGCTCCTTATCTTCAAACGAAGGCCAGAGCCCCCAAATTTAGCTTTATCAGTTTCAAGAACCAAACCAGCGATGGCTTCCTCGTAAAGCCCCTTCCAAACGCCAATGCGCTCGTCATCCTTCAAATATGGCGCAGCTTGAAGCAAAGCCCCGTACAAATAAACGTCTGGGCTATACGTCAGCATCCAGTTATCCGCGTTTGCGTCGCCCAAAGCATCAATCCGGCCATAATACGCCATCTCAAGCGTAAACGTGCCTGCTGGGCTGGGATAAACCTCAATCTCGCCGGACGTGATCGAATAATACTGCGGCGAGCCGGACCCATTGTTGTTGCCGCCGCGCAGCGCCAGCATTTCAGCCTGACCGACTGGCTCAAGCTCAGCAAATCTGTTGCCCGTGATGCTCATGCGGATTGGAGAAATAAAATCAAACGGCAGCGCGGAATACTGGCTGTCAAGCTCAGTGTCCGCTCGTTTCTCCATGCGCCAGTGACGCACGCGCCGATTGATGTCAGCCTCCGCCAAGCTGATAAACGTCGGCAGCACCGCCGTCAGGTCATCCCGCAGCAGCCAGTCAGCCAGCGCAGCCTTCAGCTCGGTGTAAGTCGTGATGCTCATTTCTTGCCCTTCATGCAGCGGCCAGCAGCCGCGCAACGACGTGGTGTCGGACAGCCAACGCAGGGCTTGAACTTAGGTGGCTTCATTTCTTCTTACCCTTCTTGGCCTTGCTCAATGCGATAGCAATGGCTTGCTTTTGCGGCTTTCCAGCCTTCATTTCCTGCCGGATATTAGCAGAGATGACCTTCTTTGACGAACCTTTTTTAAGGGGCATTGCGTTGCTCCTTGCGAGAACATTGCAGCACGGGTATGATATACCAAATAGGGAGACGGAAAATGTTAAAATTCGAACCAGAAGAAATCAGGGAATTGCAGTATTGGGCAATGAAGGGCCGAGGCGTGCCGCGCGACGACATACTGTCGCTTGATGCGCACTTATGCATGCTTCTTGGAATTGAAGAGCCTGACATCATTGAAGACCCTGACTATTAGATAAATACTGCATAATTCCGTCAACAACTTCAGGCGTCATAAGCTGCGGCTGAAGCTGGGTTTTGATAGCATATGTCTTATTTGCCTCCTCAAGCAAACGGCCACGCTTATCACGCTGGGTTGACATTCTGTCATAAGCGTCTCGGAACAAAAGACCCTGCGGAATAAGCGGTAACTCGCCAACATAATCCCCAAGCAATTGCGTGTTGTATGTTGAATGAGGAACTCTAGGAGCTGCGTTCCCGCCTGCGTCGTTATAGAGCAACGGGGATTCTGGCCTTAGCTGCGCTGCAGCAGACCCGAATTGACCCGAAGGCACATTGCGAAGCGTCGGGTCTGTAACCCCATATCTGGCAAGGCCAGCCGACGGTACGCCGCCACTCCTCATCGGCTTTGTGTCAAGGCCCCTGATAAATGACTTGCGCGGTTCCGGCTTGGCCCCGCCAGCCCAATCACGCAATTCGTTTGACAAAAGCCCAGGGAATGCCGCGTCTCTATTTCTCATAATGTCGTCAAAATAACGGGCCGCATTAGGGTCTATTCGCCCCCTGTTCCCCATAACAAGCTCGGCCATAGCCTCTCCCGTCATGTTCGCAAAATCAACCCCATTGGGGGCCATACTCCCCGTCACGCCATAAATTGGCCTACCGTCTCCCAGATTGGCGGTACGGATCGCGCTGTTATTTATTTCATCAATGATTTTTTTGGCCGAGGCCCATACCGCATCGTCTTGCTGGTTTGCAAGCCCGCGCATGAAGTCAATACCACCCTCAGTGTAGACAGGGCGGCTAAACTGCGTGTCGTTTATGCTCTCAAGATTGTATCCACGGCTTGTCCGATCCCCATAAAGGGGCAAGACATACCCGCCTTCAAGGTCTTCCCACGACCGAGAGACTCTAGGCAAATTCTCGCCCAAGTCAGTAAGACCAAGCTGAGTGTTATCAAGGTAATCATCAAGCCGGTTTGAAGCATAACCAAATGGGTCAAGCACATCCTTGTTGACCTTTTCTGGTGGCAATCTAGAAGCCGCAGCAGACAGCAAGCCAGCTTCGGGGGAGGCGTTGGCGGCTAGAATATCTGGGTTTATAATTGATATTCCCAAGTCGCGCATAGAATTAAACTCTACAGCGTCATAGCCAGCAGCTTTTGCCGCGTTTACTGCATCTGTGGACGCCTGAACTAAGTTTTCGCCTTGCCTCATGGTCCTCAATAATGGGCCTCGCCTACGGCCAGTGATTTTCGCAAATTCTGGCGTCCCTTCAACCAAAACTCGCGCCGTGCTTGGAATGTTAAATTGAGAAATTTTATCTCCATAAAGCCTTGCGATATCCTCATATGGGGTAACAAACAAATTTCCCTCAGAAATGCCACCGCTTATTCTTTGGTCAGAATCCGTGTCACCGCGATAAACAACACGCCCGCCCATCCCAAACGACCCAGCAGGCCGCGTCACAGCCCCACCGCCAAGCGTCGCAACGCCAGCAGTCCCCAAAGCCTCAAGGTCCATGTCCTCAGCAGGTATCAACTCCTGATACGCAGCCATCGGCGCGTCAATCTGCCTACCAACGCCAGCAAGCATCCCCAGCAAACCAGCGGCAGGCTCAAATCGCACTCCGCCTGCATCATCAATAGAACGGCTCAATAGGCCAGCACTGCCAGAAACAGGCCGACGGCCCGCAGCCGCCAATTCAGCAGATGAAGCCTCAACCGCCCGATTTACCGCCGCAAACGGGCTATTCGCCGCACGATACTGCCGCAGCAAAGCATCGGTATCAACACCCTGCTGGGCCAACTCAGCCAGCGCACCCTGAAACTCATCAAGGGGCATATCCATAAGGTTCGTTGAACGCGCAGCAGGCGCAACATTGTTGCGCGCTGCGGCTGCCGCTTGCTGGCGTTTGCGGGGTTCTCTCATTTATCGATACCCCACCATGCGGGGGTCTTGCATCTGGTTCAGGCCAGCAAGAATCCGCTCCAAGTCAAATTGCGGATCAAGATAAGAAGTTTGCACAGGCACAGGCGGCTGGAATGCAGGCATCGGAGCCTGCGCAGGCATCGTTGACTGGATCGGCATGGCCGTCGCAAAGCTGGCTGGGCGGGCCATTGGCTGCATCGAACTAGCAGGGGCCTGCGCGTTGCGCGCTTCAGCGCCATATGGCTGCGCAAAGGCATTGCCGAGCATACTCAGAAGGCCGCCGCCCTCGAATTGCTGCCCAGCACGGCCCTGACCGCCGCCGTTAATCATATCAACAACAGCGTTGACCCGCTGATCGCCGCTGCCGTAGCCATAACCCATCATCGCTTCGCCCCTTGTAAGCCTTTGGCTTACCATACACGCAA